AGCTGCTTGCTCTGCTGATGACACAGCTTCTTGACGAGCTAGGTCTTGGCGCTGTGTGTTTTGTTTCATTAGAGCCTGAGCCGCAGGACTGTTGGGATCTAACCCTCGCTCTGCTATTTGTTGCTGAGTAGCTAAATCTTGGCGCTGAAATTCTTCAGCATTACGACGCTCGAACTGGCTCATTATATTCTGCCTGGCTCTGTCCATCTCTTGTGAAAATACAGGATTGTATTGAGCCTGTACCTGATATGGATCAAATCCCTGGAATCTCTGCTCCATCTGACCATACAAATCAGCGGCACCTCTAAACCCTGACTCTGCTACTTCTTGTGTTGTTGGCTGTTGTGTTCCTTGTGGTTGCTGCTGCCCTCGGCCTTTAGACATATCTTGAGTCGGAGCCTTAGCCTGGCCTTTTTTAGTGTTGCCGTATTGGTCAACGTAAACACCTGGCCCAGTTCTACGCCATACACTAGTACCACTTGGAGCTTTAGTATTTTTAGGATCGTTTGCTAATGCGCCTTTATTTTTCTGTGCCATAATTATACCTGACCACCTAAATCATAACGAATCTCAAAGCCTAATATCTGCATAGTAGAGTTCTTAATAGCTCCACCAAACCTTACCGCTGCACAATGGCCCTGACCCTTTACGGCGTAACGGTCAAAGATGTATTCAATATCAGCGGACCAAGGACTACCCCAAGGACTACCCCAAGGAGTAAATATACCCGCTGAAGTAGTTACGGCAGTTACCGTTGGCATACGCCTAAAATCTACATCTAGCCCAAGATTAAGGGTAATTCCTCTTTTTGTCCTAATAATCGGACGAATATCTTTGAACGCTTTATAATTTCCACGGGAGCCGTAAAAGCTAAATGCTGTTCTGCCGCTGTAACTAATCGACTGACTATCTGTTGCGGTCTTGGCATCCGCCTGGCCTGTTTCACCCTTCCAGACTATGCCAGTAGAAGAGCCGTAATAAGGTTTGTTATTAAACAACGTAGAGGCTAGTGCATGTTCATCATTGAATAGCTGAAACACGGTCCAACCTTTTGTATCAATAGAGTACACTAACCATTTACAGCCTAGTCCCGTAGTTGGGATCGTTATATACACCCGTCTACCTTGTGGCCAGAAAAAGCCTGACCACTGATGATCAAATCCTACGCTGCTAGCCGCTTCTGAAATTAAAGGATTTACGTTTCTGCTAAGTACGTTTAATGCTGCTTCAGGATCGGCTTGAAACAGGCCAGATACAGGCACTATGCCCTGTTCTGTTATAATCCAAACTTCATTGTTAACCCTGACAAAAGCCCGATAACCCAACGGCTTTCCGATGTAATATCTAGCTACTAATCCCCAAGTCGTAGGGTCTCCAGCATAAGTACCGCTATAGAATACAATCTCACCTTCAGAGCTACACGCCCAGAAGTAGTCTTGAGCTGCTACGTTGGCGCTATTACTGTAGCTACCAATACCAACAAGCCTACCACCACGAGAAAACACATACTGAAAATCAAAGGCTGTAAGGGCTGGGGTACCGCCTGTGCCGGTTACTTGCAAGCCTCCATACCAAACCTTGGCCGTGTTAATTTCAACGAAATACAGGCGCTCCTTGTAGCTTGTAACATTAACTAAAGAGCTTTTAGCAACCCCTGTAAAGGTCACATCTGAACAAGTGCCTGTGCCAGTATAAACTTGAGCATTGTTAGTACCATTACAAAGGTACAGATTATTGGCATAAGTAGCTGTCTGCCATTCCCCGCTAGTTGGCGTAGTACTGCCAGTTATATTAGTGCTGACTCCAGATGTATTGATTGAATAAATCTTATCTGTAGAACAAGCAACTAACTGAGTGCTTCCATCCTTAAGGTTTAATGACGATAAGGTTCTTAACGGGGATACAGCACCTACATCACAAAACTGCTCATAGCCTAGTCTAACAGTAGGCGCTCCAGCACCAGGAAACACGTTTACTAACTCCAAAGCGGAGGTCGCATCCATGTTATCAATCGGACTTACTAGGTCCAACCCACCATAAGGCGGTGGCATTGTGAAGCCCTGAAAAGCCATTACCTACCTTTTAAACTGCTGTGGTACGCCTTGCATTAAATAAGGATTCTGCTGGTTAAACTGCTGCATAGCCTGCTCACGAGTGCCATATACTCCAGGGCTTAACCGATATTGACCGGCATTATTAGCTGACGGCTGCGGCATATTAGGAGCCATGTAAATACCAGATTGAATGTTGTTTGGATTTGCTCCGTACATACCAGCTAATCTACCAGCTTCGTTCGGATCTCCCATTCCGCCCTGGTTATATCCTGGGTCCATAGCTGGTCCTTTGCCAACAATACCAGCCCACGTGTTAGGATTCATTTGTCCTTCCATGCCACGATAACCTGGCATATTTGTATAAGCTGGCTGATTTACCATTGGTCCAAAATTGACTGGCAATCTATTATAAGCATCAGGTGGTGGCATTTGAGGATTTGGGGTCTGTGGTCGCTGCATTACAGCACCGCTACGATTAACAAGTCCGCCCTTATCGCCTCGATAAACTCCAGGGCTAAGACGCTCGCCAACCTTTTCTCTTGGTCCTCTTGCTAATGCTCCTGCTAATTTACTTCCCTTTGCCATTTTCTTTTCCCTTCTGATAATTAACTTGTAATGCTTCTCTAACTGTCTTAGCTGGTTTTACTTGCCCTTTATCGTTTACATACATTCCAGGTGAAACACGAACAACTTCACCTTTAGCTGCTTTTGGCGGTGGTGGTGTTTGAACTCCTACTCCCGCTTGCTGTGCAAACTTAGACTTGCCTAGCATGGCTTCAATGTTTGCCATTACCTCTTGTTCATTTTTCGCGTTGCTTGTAGCAGCATTTACTAACATGCCTGTAAATTGCCCAGGATAGTATTTAGCTTTTGTATTATCTGCGCCGTATAAATTACGAATCATCGGATCTAATTTATCAACGGCAAACTTAGCTAATGGGTTAGTAGCGTCTACATCCCACGCATTACGAGTAGTCTTTTCGTCTACGTTTTTATATTTAGTTTTGCCGTCCAGTCCTATGTTAAACTTAGATCCATCGGCTAAAGTTACATTATATTCCTTATCTGCTACGCCGGATTCTTTTAAGTCCCCTCTAAAATCATCGCGGATCTGCTGTGCTCCAGATTTGCCTGACTTCATCATAGCACCTATTGAACGCTTGCCCATAAAGCGTAAAGCTAAATTAGGAGCTGCTCCAAAAACCATATTTACGCCTTGGTTTGTCCAGTCAGCTCTATCGCCTCTGCCCCTGACAATATCTTTCATGCCAGTCTCCCAAGCATTGCTAGCAGCGGCAACAACTGCCGCTACCGGCAAAGCTACTGAACCAACAGAGCTTAAAGTAGATGCGCCTGTTTGTGCTCCTGTAGCCCCTAAAGCTGATTCGCCACCTAGCAGCGGTGGCATAGGGACCGCTCCTGTCGCAGTAGGCGCACTAGCAGCAGCAGAACTTTTACCAAATAAGCTGCCGATATTTTGAAACCCGCCTAGTGCCTCATTAGTAAGCAAAGATCCCGCAACTACGCCTCCAGCTTGTAAAAGCCCGCCTTTTTGGGCTGCGGCTGCATTTTCTCTTGCTAGTTGATCAGGTGTTTTAGGTTGTCCAAATATCGAAGTAGTTTGATTCATGGCGTCAGCATGAGGAACCCCTCGGCTAGTAAGCCAAGCGTAATAAGCTCGTGGTTGACTCCTTGCAAAAGGTGGAGCATCGGGATTAAACATTTGTTCGTTGACTGCCATTATATCCAAGTCCCAAAAGTTACTACGTTGTTTCTGCCAAACTGAGTAGGTCGATTAAGAGCACCAGCGTATATAACTTTGCCACCCTTGGTTCTTCCAAACTCTTCTACTAATTGAATATCAAACATCGGCCTAACACCTTCTAGGCCGTGTATCTGTGCAAAGCGTTCTAGTATGCCCTGTTCTAATAACTTTTCTTGAAAGATGCTTGTGTCTGTATTGGCTATAAACGTGCTATACGGCCCGTTGTAATAGGTCCATGTCACACCACCATCTGATACACTTCCGCTTGTATGCGTTGGCGCTGTGGCCCCTGTAGTGCCTCCAGCCGTGGTTTGATAATAATTACCGTTGTAAATACAGTAAGCATTAGCATTAAAAGGGGTGCTTGCAGTCCAAGTTTTAGGCACTACGCTTCTGTCAGCGATGTATTCAAAAACTAGAATCTGACCGCTGCTGCCAGGAGTAGGGCTAATAACTAGCTCATTGTTACCCAAGCCTCTAATCTGAAAGCGTTGGTATACGGTAGGTAATACGCCGTAGCCTTGTATCTGTGCATAATCCTGTTCTGATATTGGACCTAGCACTCTCCATCTGGTTGATTGATTCCAGAAGGTTTCATATTGGTACATCGAAAAAGCGGCTGGCAGGGCATAAGTTGCCTGACCAGCCACCGTTGTAATAGTTCCCTGAGCAAAGCATTTAGGCCAAGGAAATGCCTCAAATATGTCACGGTTAATACGATTAGCAATGGCAAGTAACTGCTTTGTAGTAGTTTCGTTGGATGTCAGTATATTTGACTCAACGGTGTACCCTGCCTCATCTGCTACATTCTGTATTACCGTGGCTATACTCATGCTTTTCTAGGTCGCCCCCTTAGTCTTGGTTTTTCTTCTTGGACCTCTTCCTCAAACTCCTCGGCCTCGATTGACGGGATCACCTCCTTTCGATAAGGGCGCAAATCTGTACCCTCGTTAGCTTCGACTCGTTGAAACATTAACTCTAGCTTTTCTTCTAGGGCTAGGCGCTTTTCACGCTCCTGCTCTAACATTAGCCTTAGCTTAGCTACGTCATTTTGATCCGACTTGGCAGCGGCTAACCACTCTTGAGCCATTTTAGCAAACTTGGACAACGGTCCTAATTTGCGTTTAGCCTCTTCGGTTGCCGCAGCCATTTGCTCTACGGTTCTAAAGCCAAGGTAAGCTAGCTCACGCATAGCGGAGCCGTTCATCATTGGCCACTCTGCAAGGGGAGTTCCCTCTGTTACAGGCTCAGATCCCGCCTTAAAACGGGCGTAAAGCTCTGGGTATTCTTGCATGTCTTGAGGCTCAATGCGTCTAACTGTTTCGTCGCCACCTGGCCATTGAACACTTATAGAAGGAATCTCATCAAATATAGGTCGCCCTGCTGCTTGTGATTTCTCCTCGTTTTCTGTGTATGCGTTAAAAAACCGCACATTCGCACCGGCATATCGCTTTTTCTGCGATGGCTGGCCTGATATGATACTTTGCCAATCAACTTGTGCCATGTATCTATTCTCCGTAAATAGGCGTTATTGCCTATCTACTTATAACACTAGCCTTCTATAACCACCAAGGTATTGATATTGCCGCCTGACGTCTGGTAGGCAGTTATTGCACTAGCTGGAATAAATCCCTCTGT